CTCATCATAGTGAGAATAACACATAAACCAATAATTATGTTTATTCCATTTGATTTTCATATTCTGCCTCCTCAAGCGTTTATGATTTGTGATTATTTACACCCTTAACTTACTAACAAAAGTAATGCAGACAATGAAATATATGTAATGATATGTAATAGTATGTAATAGAGGCGAGGCATTAGATCATAAAGTATTGGATAATATGATTGCTTGTAAGTGTAGTAATAAATAGATATAAAAGGGACGGACGGAATAGAATTGATTTAATTAATTATAAGGTGTTGCGACAAGGTGCGACATATTAACGAGGGTAGACCACCCCCCCATACCAACGACGACGGAGGGCGAGGGGTATGTATGTTACTCCCCATACATTTTTTCTTGCAAAACATCGCCCCCTTTAAATTCCACAATAACAAGGATTACTACTTTTATATAACATATTTCATTACATATATTCCAACCGATTTGAAAGACGCACACCGTAAAAAATCACCAAAGGAGATGGAGAAGTCGGCTGTCAAAAAGGCGGTAAAAAACCTGCATGACAACGAATACTACGCCAATTTCTTAAACACCTTACAGATAGACACAGGTAAAAAGGTACGCTTTACCGATGAGAAGAAAGATGCCTTTTTAAAGACAATGGTAGAGTGTCACGGATTTCCTTCGATCGCAGCCAATAAGATGGGGTTTTATTATGGTAGTGTCCAATATGCGATGAAGAACGACCCCCAGTTTGCACAAGCTGTGGATGTGTTAAGAAAGTCTTTTAACCAGGAACGCTTAGATGGACTGGAAAAGCTCTCTTATGAACAGGCATCAGAAGCAAAGAATACAGCAGAGCGTATCTTTCAGTTAAAATCATTAGATCCACATAAGTACAGGGATAGGATGCACAATACCAATACGCAAGTTAATGTAATGGTAGCAGGTATCACCCCCAAAGACAGGTCCAAAATGATCAAGGATATGAAATGAAGTATTATCCATACGCTGTAGATGATAAAGGAGACATACAATATTTGTCTCCCAGAGACTTCTTACTGGACATATTACGAGACTTATACGGATTGGATAAAGTAGAATCGAAAGAGATTACGGATGTAGCGATCAAGATTTTTAATTTAGAAACGGACGGTAGTTTACCGATAAACTGGAAAGAGTTATATAAGAACATAGCATGAATGACGATATTTTAGTAACCTATAAGTATCCAGATGGAACGCCTACCGATCCCCTTCCACATCAGCAAGAATATCATTTATATACAGGCTGGAGCAAGCATCACTTGCTTGCAGGCAGTTTAGGAACAGGAAAGACCGAGGCCATGTGCATGGAGGCGATCCAACAAAGTGCAGCGTATGAGAATAACTTAGGACTAATGGGGCGTAAGGTACTCGATGCGTTCAAAAAATCGACATTGATTCAACTCCTGGACTTAGCAGGTGGTTTTGTTTCCAAGCACAGGTCTCAAGATAGAGAAATTATCTTTAAGAATGGTTCTAGGATAGTGTATATGGCCTTAGATGACTCTAGGGACTCGATACAGAGAATTAAATCAATGAATCTAGGTTGGTTTGCCTTTGACCAGTTAGAAGAAGTTTCGGAGCAGACTTTTATTGCTGCGGCAGGTCAATTAAGGAAGAAAGGTGTGATGCGTTGCAGTTTTCATACTTGTAACCCTGCAGGACATGATTGGGTCTGGAAGAAGTTTAAACAGCATAAGGACAAGCAGAATAAGACAAAAGGGGACTACAGGTTGATCGAGACTCGTACTTGGACACCAGATGTGCCTCCTCCTGAGACCGATGCTGAAGTGAAAGTTTATAGCGATAACCCACACCTCCCTGCAGACTACATCAAACATCTACTCTCCATGCCTCCAATGTGGGTTAATCGCTATGTGTATTGCAGTTGGGATGATTTTGCAGGATTGGTTTACCCAATGTTTGACGAAAAGATCCACTTAATAAAGGCATTTGATATGCCAAAATGGTGGAATCGATATGTGGTGTATGACTATGGGTATAAAAATCCGACTAGCATACTATTTGCTGCAGTGGACGATGAGAAGAATATCTTTGTGTATGACATTATTTATGGTGATGAAATGAGGATAGATGAGATCGTACCAATGGTAGAAGATAGGTTGGAGACAGGAATGGACTACACTTTCATTGCCGACCCGTCCATTAACAGGACCGAGCGTGACGGATATTCGATTGCGGATGAGTGGGAAGAGTATGGTATTGAGTGGGAGAGAGCAAATAATGATAAGCGTGCAGGTTTTGATCGGGTAGCACGCTACTTAACGACAGATAAGAATGGTCATTGTCAGTTGAAATTCTTTGATGTTAGAAATATGGGATTTTTATTGGATGAGATCATGGATTATAAATGGAAAGAATTAAAGCATGGGCATAGCGAAAAAAGCGCACCAGAGGAGCCTGTGAAAAAGAATGACCACGCTATGGACTGTGTTCGGTATTTAGTTCATGCGGTAGAAGGTTCAAGTAAACCAAAACGCAGAGATAAGTATAGAACACCAAGTTTATTTAGGCGTAAAACCAGTTGGATGGGTATATGAGCGATCTAGCATATTTACACGAAGTATTTCAAGCCATGCAGGGCGGTAACAAAGAGTTTATGCAGGCTGCAAGAGAATCCATGTATTTTTATACGGGTGGGTACGGAACTGGACAATGGGATAGTTCTGATATATCAAAGTTAAGAGCAGAAGGTCGTCCTCCCCTTCAGCTTAATATTATCCTCCCCAAAGTTAATTTGGTAACTGGTATTGAAAGACAAGGCAGAACATCGTACCGTGCCAGACCCGTAGAAATGAATGATGACAATGAAGCAAAGTTAATTACTTCTTTATTGTATCATGTTGATAAAAGCCAATCCTTACAAAATGTGTTTAGTCGTGTCTTTAAGGACGGTGTAATTACAGGTCGTGGTTGGGTAGATATATCCGTAGAACCAGGTGAATACTTTGATAGTAAGATCCATATTAGAAGAGAATCGTGGGCGAATGTTTTAATGGACCCAGAAGCAACCTCTCCTGATTGTTCTCAGTGGGGAAGATTAGCGAGAACCAAACTCTTATCTATCTCTCAGGCAAAAGAAATGTTCCCAGATGCACTAAGAGATGTAAAGAACGCAGAAGATATACAAGAAACCTTTATGGGTGAAGAATCATTATTAGGGATGCAATTAGGTGACAAGTATAAGAATGTAGACCCTAACTACGGTTTTAAGAGCATGGAAGCCTATAATATGGATGCTCATCGTAAGAAGATCAGAATTATTGAACTCTGGGAAAGAGAATACGAAAAAGAATTTTATTTAGTGAATCCACAAACGGGAAGATTCTCTCAGGAAGGCTTTAAGACCAAGCGGAAAGCAAACCTTGCCATTAAAGAAATTATGGAAAGACCTGAGATGGAGGTAGCTCCAGTAGAATTAAGTGTAGTAGCGAAAAGCGTTCCTAAGACCTATGTTACTGTTTTTGCAGGAGCTAGGGTATTGCAGGAAAAAACACCAAATCCTTACAAACACAATCAATTCCCATTAATTCCATTTTTCTATACTTTTGAGGATTATGGGAATACGGTGGAAACATTTGGCTTGGTAGAAAATTTAAAAGACCCTCAAAGAGAGAAGAATAAGCGTAGGTCACAAGCCTTAGATATTATTAATCGCTCTCCAAAGGGTGGTGGTATCTTTACAGGAAATAAGGTTACTGCAGAAGAGATGAACAGAGCTTCTGGTAATGGAGAATGGATCGGAATCCCTGGATTTAAGGGCAGAATCTCTGATTTTATGACTCAGTGGTCGAATCAGCACACAGCACTTGTACCAACGATTGCTTCTTTTGAACAGAGAAGTGACTTTGATGCAAAGGAAATTAGTGGTGCTACAGACCCAATGATGGGTGTTGCAACCTCTTCGAGTGAGTCAGGTCTAGCAGTGCAGACTAGGATTCGTCAGGGAATGAATACCTTAATGGAGCAGATGGAGAACTTAGACACTTGTAAGAAGAATACGCTAGAAATGGCAGTGTCTAATATGCAACAGTATTATTCTGTAGATAAGATACAAAGAATTATTGGAGCTGAATTTGAAGCGGTTGAACCTGAAGAACAAATGCAGGTCAATCAGATAATCAGCAAATTTTTGGACAACTTCTCAACGATGGAGTTTGATGTGGTCTTAGATCAAGGTCAAAATACTCCTACGATGAGAGCGTTAATGGCTAACCAAGTTGGGGAATTAGTACGAAATGGGTACGCTAGTTTATTCCCACTTTTTGTAGAACTATCCGACATGGAAGCATCCGATGAGATACTGGAGAAATTTGAGCAGGAACGCCAAGCTCAAGTCCAGTCACAGCAACAACAACAAAAACCCCCACCACAAGGTGGAGAAGGAGTAATGCAATAATGAGTGAATCTAAGTTTCAATTTATTGATGAGGAAAAGGAAATGTCTGGTGAAGAGTATAGCGACTCTGAAGTAGAAGAATCCCCGACTAATAACGAGACTGAGGTTGAAGCAGAATCAACCGAGACCCCAGAAACAGAAGAAGAGAAAAAGCTAAAAGTTGGTGACAACGAATTTGATTCCGTTGAAGAGCTTTTGAAATTCGCTGAAGAAAGGGATAAGTCTTATTCTAACCTGCAAAGTCTAAATGGTAGACAGACCAATGAACTAGGTGATCTTCGCAAGATGGTAGAAGAACTAAAGACATCGATGGAACCTCAACAGGAACCAGAAGCTGCCCCTGAGTTTGATGAATACGATCCTGCGAAACAGAAAGAGTACATTGAATATATGGCTGCTAAAAAAGCACAAGATATGATAGACCAGAGGTTCCAAGCTGAAGAAGCGAAGAAAGCTGAGACAGAGTATAATAGTGCTATGGATGCGATGATGAATGATTTCATTGAAAAGCACCCAGAGTTAGACAAAGCAAGTTTAGAAAAGATTGCTGCTTTTGGCGATGAAAGAGGCATCACCTTTATAGAGGATGCCTATAATGTTTGGAACATCCAGAACCAACCCGTTAAGGATGAGGCAAACTCACAGGTAGATAAAGCCAAAAAAGCAACGGAAGCAACAAAGATACCGACCACACTGTCTAATGTTAGCACAGGAAACGAGTCGGACACGGATTATGATAATCTAACACCTGAGCAATGGAGCAATTTATCTGATGATGTTCGCAAAAAAGCCTTGATGGAGGTTTCTTCTGGATTTTAATTAGGAGAAAAAAATGGCTACAGTTTCACATAAAGAAGGCCCTTTTGATTCATCTTCTGGTTACGGGAATACATCTCCACATACTGATGCAATGCCTGGTGGTATGATGGCTGCAATGATCGACACTGCTGTACAAAATTTAGCAGCAGACGATATTTGGCAAGCTATCACAGTACCTGCAGGTTCTATTGTTGTCGCAGTTGGAGCAGTAATTCTTACAGCAGAAGGTGGTACACTAACAATAGATGTTGGTGACGGTGACGATGCCGATGGATATTTAGATGGCTCTAACGGTAATGTTGCAGGAGCATCTTATAGTAGTATAAATGGAACTACTGGTTACAGTGGTGGAAGATACTACTCAGCAGAAGATACTATTGACTTAAAAGCAATTAACGCTATGGACGCAGCAAAAGTTGTGGTCTGGTGTAAATTCTTCAAAACTAATCTTAACTAATAGGAGTCTATAATGGCAGCAAATTGGGCATCAGGCCTACAAGTTTCACGATGGGCGAAAGAACTCCAGAGTGAAGTTAGTAAAGGAGTTTACTTTAGTAAATTCATGGGTGAAGGTCCAGGAAACGCAATTCATGTAAAGCAAACAGAAGATGGCAAAGGTAAAGATGTTACTTTTGGTCTTGTAACTCAGCTTGCAGGAAGTGCAATCACTGGTGATTCATCATTAGAGGGTAACGAGCAATCGCTATCTACCTACTCTAACACAGTTAGTACCAATCAAAAGAGATTGGCTGTGAGAGACACAGGTAAATTCGCAAACTCAAAAGTGCTTTATAATTTCAGAAGCACTGCCCTAGATCTTCTTAAACAGCAATACGCAGAGTTGATAGATGCAGATATTTTTTCTGCTCTTACAGCAACGAGTGGTACTCACGCTTACTGGCGTGCAGATGCTTCAGCTTCTGTATATGCTTCAAGCGATCCAAAAGCAGATTTAGCTGCAACGGATAGCATCACCTTAGAGGACATAAGTGCAATGAAAACACTTGCTCAGATAGGTGGTTCAGCTAACTACAGAATGAGACCAATTCGTGTGGACGGTCAAGAATACTATGTCTTGGTCTTACACCCAGAAGTGGCTTACGATCTGTTTACATTAGCAGGTTGGCAGACAGCACAGCGTGAAGCTCAGAATCGTGGTGACAGTAACCCAATATTCACAGGTTCTTTAGGAATCTGGGATGGTGTTGTTGTACACGCTCACGAAGGTGTAAACACTTTCGATGATGGCGGTGGAGCCGCAGTAAAAGGTGCTAGAAACCTTTTCATGGGCGCACAGGCAGCTTGTTTTGCAGAAGCATCTGATATGATGTGGGTCGAAAAGAGCTTTGACTATGGAAACCAACTTGGTATTTCCGCAGCAAAGATCTATGGTGTAGGCATTAGTGACTACAACAGTAAAGACTACGGAGTGATTCAGTATGTTTCAGCAAGGACTGATCTAAGCTAATCAATAACCTAGAGGGGGAGTAAATCTCCCCCTCTTTTATTGAATGACTAAGGAATAAAGAATGAGTGTTATACAAAACAAAAGATATATGACATTATCTGAGATCACTACAGAAGTGAGAAATATAACAGGGGTAGATTCTACTTCTGTTGTTTCCGATGCTGTGATACACGATTTAATTACTGAGGCTCAATATCAACTTTGTGATGAGGCGAATCTTTTACAAGGTTACGCAACTCGTAATTCTGTTGCAGATACTAGAGAATATCCTATGAAGAATAGTAATTCCGATGAAGTAACAGATTGGACAGCATATCAAGTCAATTTATCTGGTGGTAACACTGCTTCTACTTCATTAGAGTTTATGACCAGGATATTCAGAGTAGACTATGATGGGGATATGTGCCAAAGAATTGGTATTAATGAGATCAGTGATATATCAGGTGATGCTTCATTAAGTAATATTACAACCAGTTACGCTTACTACATCCACGATGATAAGTTAGGAATCTTCCCTACCCCTACTGAAGTAAAAGAAATAAAAGTTTATTATTATAGATTGCCACATAAAATGTTTGTGGATGCTACTTGTGATATTTCATCAGGTTCTGCAAATGTTACAATGGACCTAACGACAGATGTTAGAGAAGGAATGATTGTTCAAGGTAGTAATATACCTTTTGATGCACAAGTTTCTTCTATTACAAATACTACAACATTTGTTTTAAGTGGTAATGCGACAGGTACTGCAAGTAATCAATCTTTCACATTTGGTAAACCAGAGATAGATGAACGCTATCAAAGAATTTTAATATACTATCCATGTTGGAGAGTATCAGAGAGGTTGAGAGACCTGAATTTAATTTCATATTTTAAAAACGAATGGTTAGAGCAAAAACAAAGAGTAATTATGGAACGACAATCCAGAGATGGTAGTCCCATTCTAACTGTTCCTTACAACGACTTTTAATGCCAAGAAAAAGCATAAGAGACTTTTCAGGTGGTTTAGTCACCTATCAGTCAGAATTGGACCTTGCAGACAATCAGTTCCAATCCTTTGAAAATGTTGTTAATACAAAGCGTGGAAGTATTAGTAAGGTAGGCACTGTTGCTCAAGCATCAGGAGCTATATCTGGAGGTGTGACATCTAATACTGAGTTTACATCTTACAGAACCGAAAAAGATGGTAGCAATAATGATACTAGCACTCAATGGTGGCTTGCAGCCAATGCATTAGATGTGTATCGTTCAGATGTATCTGGAGGTACTTCTAGTACCTGGGCATCTGTTAATACTTATGTCGTAGGTAGTGAGTGTATTACGCATGGAAACTTTTCTTCAAGTAGTAATTGGGCATTTGGTACTGGTTGGTCTTTTCAGGCAGGTGAAGGTGGTTCTCCTAATCCTCATGGTGGATATACAACAGGTTCAGGCGCAGGTGCATTAACACAAACATCTTCAAATATGACAATCGCTTTAGAAAAGAATAAACTATATAAATTACAATTTACACTTACTGGTGTTGGAGGTGATGGTAAGGCTCAACTCACAATTAAAAATCAAGCATTAACAGAAACTTATGCATTGATTGGAACTTATAATGCAGCAACTCATACTGTGTATTTTTCTCCTCAATCAAGCGCAGGAGGTATTGGTTTTTACGCAGCCACTGATGCAGGGGGTAGTACCAATTCATTTTCTATAGATGATATTACAGTTAAAGAAGCTCCTAAACATGATCTTTTAATTCATAATCAAATACTAAGAATCAGTGATGGTTCTTTTAACAGTAGTAATGATTCTAAGTGGTATGGGCATATTAAAAGAACTTTTTTCGGACGGGGACCAAGTTATCAAGATCATTATAAATTTAGAGAACCTCCAATGGCAGTAGCAAAAAATGCTTGGGTTGCAGAAAAAACAGAATTAACTGCGCCTACGGTCATTCCTATGAAGTATGCCTTTGACCAAAATAACGATATTGATGCAGCAAATGAGATAGGTATTTTTGTATATTATCCAGATGAAACTACACTTAACGGAGACTTAGTAGATACTAAACTTATTCCTGATGCTGCGAATGGGACTTTTTCAGATAAAGATAAATATACTTGTACTTTTATTTATGATTATGTTCAGGAAAGTGAGCTAGGAAGAGATGCAAATGATGACATCGGAGTGTTTCCTCAAAATGCTCCATTATCTTCAGGTGCTAGATGTCCAGGCATACAATTAGTAATGTACACCAATACTTCTGGAAACTTTACTGGAGGTACTGGATGGAATCAGCGTATTACTGGTATTAATTTATATTGGCAACCTGAAGATGATGTAGATTGGTACTTAGTTACTACTTATGATTGCAATGAAGGTTTTTCAGAAGATCCTAGAGCAAAAGATTCTGCTACTACAACAGTAATTCGTGGAGGAGTCTCTATTATATCTAACTCTGGATATTGGATACCATGTTTAGAGCCTTATGGTGCTACAACGAATGATACTCAAGAGTTAAGTTCTACTCATGGTGATCATTCTGCAACTACATTGATTGGCGCATCAAATTGGAGTTCAGGTGCTTCAAGTGCAGCAGTAGATAAAGCAATTATTGTAATGCACGATATAGCAGATGTTACTAGCATGGCTAATTTTGCTGAAGGATTAGCCAGAACAATAACATATATTGCGAATATAAAAGCCTTGTCCACAACCACTTTAACGACAGGTACTTCAGCAGGCGCTGTGAGTTGGGGTAATTGGGTAGGTCAAACCTATGCTAATCTAGCAAGTGATTATCATTGGTCTCACATTAGTGGATTTGTATGTTCTGTATCTACAGATAAAGTAGCAACTTGGTATTTACCAAATGATGGATTAAAGCTCGCAACTTATAATTCACTTACAGGTAGAGCTGCAGAATTAAGATTGAAACCAATTAAATGGAATACTTCAGCAGTAGTTGGAAATAAAGCATTTTACGCTAATATAGATTTTAAGGATGAAAATGATCAAACACTTCGTGAGAAGAATCGCATTGTATTTACTGATAACTTTAAGCTCGATGAGGCAGTGGTGGGAACCAAGTTTGTTGATGTTGGTAAGAATGATGGGGATGAAATAACAGCACTTCATTCTGCACAAGGCAGATTATATGTATTTAAAACAAGAAACATTTATATTTACAGAATACAAAGTTCACAATCCGTAAACTTTATTTTAGAAAGACATATAGCAGGAGTTGGTTGTTTACATAAACACGCTATTACGGAAACGCCTTATGGTTTATGTTTTATGGACCGTAAACAAATCAGTCTATTAAGGGGAACAGAAATCTCTGAATTATCCTTATTAATAAGAGATACTTATCAAACTTTAGGTGAATCAATGCACCAGGGTGATGGAAGTATTATGATTGGTTATGATGCAATATTAAATATGTTGGTATTTAGTTATGCTTTAAATGCTCAAATTATGTATGGTTATAACTTTGATACTCAATCTTGGGTAAAGTTAGATATGTCTAGTATTCCAGGTTCACAAAGCAATATGATCATTAATAACGATCAACGATTACAAACTTATGATACTAACTCTAAACGGGTAGAGAATTTATTTACAGGCTCAGTAGGAGCAGCAAATCTTTTACTAAAAACAAAAAGATATGATTTTGGTTCACCTGAGACATTCAAAAGATTTACAAAACTGCACATTACATTTAAAGCAGGTACTACACCTTATTTTAAGATTTATATAGATGGGAGTGATACATCTGAAGGGCAAAGAGGTTTAAGTACATATACCACTTTAACTACTCATTCAGCAGTATTAAATCATCTTGGCAAGACGATTGAAGTAGAAGTATATGGTATCTCTAATGATTTTCGCATTGATGGTATTGACATTGACTATGATATAGAAGGGAGTAATCCATAATGGAAGAAACCATTCAAACACTTACCGATGGTAAGCAAGATAAAATATTTAACCTTAAACAAGGATTTTTTAGTCCTCAAGAAGGTAAAGACACAGATATTGGAATATGCACGAAAGAAGGGAAGTTTTACTTAGCAGTAAAGCTAAATGAAGAGTGGCATTTCTCAGAAATTAAAAAAGCAAAGGATTTATAATATGAATGAACAACAATTAAGAGATCTTATCGCCCAGACAGAGGCTACTAAACTTCCTGGCTATCAAGCGACATTAAAGATGTTAAGAAGAAGATTACAAGAACTAATACTTGATAAGCAAACTACTGCAAGTGGTATTAATAAAGATCCAGATTCTGGATTATTTATAGCTCCCGATGGTAGGTCTTACGAAACATTAGAAGAAGCTGAGATGGCAGTAGAAGAGGAAGAAAGAAAAGGTAAGCTCGATACTGCAAAAGCTGAATCTCAGCAGTCTATAGAAGAATTAGAAAGGCTTATTAAAGGCTCTGGTGCAAGACGAAAAGCATTAGCAGAAAGAGTTGGTGCTAGAAAAGAAGGTCAGTTATTAAGTCAATTAGAACGCTCTATCTTAGGTTCAGGTGGTGATGCTTCAACCATTGAAGCTATAATTCCACAAATTACTGAAGCTAGTGATCGTAACCTTATAGATACCTTAACAAGAGTTGAAGCAGATACATTGGGTAGACTTACTCAGGTCCCACAATTAGAACTAGGAAATATTACTGATATGGCACAACTAGGCCAAACTCAGCAAAGAATATCTGATGCTAGGACTCAAGCACTTATGGCTGAAGAAACTAGAAGAGCGCAGATACAAGCAGGTTTTGATTCTGAACCAGAATGGTGGGAAGGGATTGTAGGAGCTGCAGGTACTGCTTTAGGTACTGCTGTAGGTGGTCCAGTAGGTGGAGCGATTGGGGGTTATTTAACTAATGCTTTAATAAATAGTGATAGTTCTGCTCCAACTGATGCAGGTTCACCTAGAAATGCATCTCAACCATATTAAGGAGATAAATAATGGCTTTTAAATTCAAAGTAAAGAAAAGACCTTCCTTAGCTCAAGCTGCAGCAGGTGGATTTGCTCAAGGTGTAGCAACAGGTATTAACCGAGCAGCGCAACTTAGTCTACAGGATAGGCTTAAAAAGCAAGAAGAAGAAAAGAATCGTCTTAAAAAAGAACTAGATCTTTTTAATGGTATGGTTAGTGATGTTGAACTAACTCAAGCCAATAGAGAAACAATAATGCGTGGTAAAAGGATGATTATTGCTTCTGATGGTAAAACAGGAGCTAGTACAGTTTATTCTTCTATATCACCTGATTTCGAGTTTATGCCTAGTAAAGAAGAAGAAAAAGCAGAAGATAAATTAGTTGAAAACATAGAAAAACAAGCTATGGAAACTGCAGGTATGATTGGTAGGCAACCTACTAAATTAGAAGAAAAAGAAAGAACTAAAGCAAGTGAAATTAAATTAGGCTTGAAACCTATTCATATAGAAGAAGAACAAGAAGGTGATTTTCTTAATACTTATAATAAATTTGCCGATGGTTCAAGAAAACTAATATCTTCAAAATCAAAGCCTGTAAAACTAAAAGAAGAAAAGCCTACAAGAATAGAGGAAATGAGAAAGGGAAATGACCAAGTATTTTATAATGTTTTTAAAGATGGAACTAAACAAGAATATAAAAGAGTGTATGATAAATATAAAGAAGATGAATTATTTGATTTACCTGAAAAAGGAGGTGATATTAATACCAATCAAATGACTTGGTCTAATGTACAAGAAGGAGTTGTAAATATTGCTCCAGGTGATACTATATCTGATCCACAATTAGGTAATCTAAAATTTAAAGGTGGAGACTCTAGTAATTTAGAGAACTATGACTTTATAGGTTTTCCTGAACAATAATGGCTGATAATCAAACAATCTTTTTACAAAGGATTCGTGAAACTAGACCAGACTTAGCGAACCAAAGTGATGAGGCTCTTACCAATATTTTTAAAAATATTAGACCTGATATATTTAAAGTTAAATCAACAGAACCAAAAGTCACTATTACGATAGGTAGCGATGACCAAGATAAGTTAAATGCTTTGGGAATGAGTATTCCTATAAAGCAATCTCAACCTCAGTATTCCTTAACTGCTATTAAAGATCCTGAAGTAAAAGATATGAATGAAGGGTTTTTTCAAGGCTTACAAGATGCTTATGCTCAAACACAGGAGAGAGTAGCGTTTTTTAAAGAGAATCCAGAAAGAGCTAAACAGATAAAAGGACAAGCTACAGCATATCAGTTTGAACCACTTCTAAACTATTTAGACCCTAAAGAAGATGAGCCTATAACAAGTAGAGTGGGCAAAGAGTTAATTATGCTTACAGCAGCAACACCTATTATGGGAATGACTATTGCAGAAGATCCAATTAATGGTATTGCTCAATATGCAGAGTTTCTTTCTGATGTAGCAACTAATTGGATTAAGTTAGTAGATCCAGATAAAAGAGATGAGGGTTGGAGTGAGATTAAAAGGTCTCCGTTATTTCACACTCTACCATTATTTAGTGGCGTTAGAAAAGCAAGAAAAGCAGGTAGAATTACACCAAAAAAACAAAAAGAATTAATTAAAGAAATTGAAGTTGATATAAACAACTTTAAAAAAACTGCAGAGCAAATTCTTTTAGAGAATAAAGATTTCTTTAAAGAAATACAAAATATGTCTCGCAGTCAAGTCAAGACTTTAGACTTTAATAAAGAAATTGCAAGAAGTAAAAAAGTCAAGTTACTCCCAGAGCGTAAACCTTCTGAAAAAATATTAAAGATCGATGCAGAACTTGCAAACTTAAAAGAAACAAAAAAACAACAAGAAAAAAGATTGCAAGACCCAAATCTTACTGAAATACAAAGGACTCAAACAGAAAGGTCTTTAGGTCGTGTTAATGAACTTATAGAAGAGAATAGGGTACAAGGTCAGCAATTAGGTTATACAGTAAATACAGATATACTTCCAGATAAGAATATTACTACAGATAAAGGAACGAAGAGAACTGTTGATGTTAATGAATACTTTAACAAAAGAATGGAAGGCAGGGGGTATAATCCTGCTGAGATTGATAGGCTATATAATCAAGTAGTGAACAATGTTATATTGTTGCCAGAGTCCAAAGGCGCACATATTCCTGTTCAGGAGTTTTATGAAAAATCATTTAAGGATATGTCTGGATTTAATGCTAAATCTTGGCAAGACACAAAAAATAAATTAGTCAGAGGCTTTGTAGATATTTCTGGTAATATTAAAAAAGAATTAAGACAATCAGGACCTTTTGGTGAAAAAGCAGCTATGTTGCACGACTTAGCATTAGGGACTAATAATAAAGCATCAATGATCTATGAAGATGCTGCAAAAAGAATTTTTGATGGTTTAAGTAGGCATGAAAGAAAACTACTTGATACCATGATTGAAAGTAGAAGAAATATTACAATCAAAGAATATAAGAAAGATTACAAAGTACCTGGAGGATATGAAGGTCACATTGCCTACTTAAATGAAATTAAAAAATCAGACCCAAGATTATATGATAAATTAAATAAAAGAGCAGACCAATTCTTCTTAGAAGAAAAAATGAACTTGAAAGAATTGTTTGATAATGGTCTTATACCAGAGAAAACTTATGACTTATTAAAAGATAAGGACTATACCAGAAAAGAGTTTATTAACAAAATAGATCCAGAAATATCTTATATACGAAATGGTCGTAAGATTAATGTTCCTAGCAGTGGGTTAAAGCGTTTAGAGGAAGGGTCTTTAAATACAGTTAATCTTGATCAATCTGTAAAGCTATTTAGAAATATTGCAATGATTCAATCTCGGATTTCTAAGAATAGAGCTAATATTGCTTTTAGAGACATGATAAGAGAAAATCCTAATAATGTAATTGGAATAGAATTAAAGAAAGGTGAAAAAGCACCTAAAGGATATTCACCTGTATCTTATTTTGAAAAGGGACAGAAAAAAGAATTTCATGTAAAAACAGAATTTGCAAATGAATGGGTTACTGCAGATCCATTATTATCTTCTAATGTTGCTAATACTATTAGTTTATTAAGTGGAAATAGAGCTTTAAAGTTTATGGCAACAGGAGCAAATCCTGAATTTGCTTTAGTCAATATGCCGAGAGATATTGGATATGTATATTTAACAACGAGTGAGTATTCTCCTCATCTTCCTAAGTTTGGTATTCAAATGGGTCTTGATCTAGCTTCTGTTGCATCAGATGCAATTATGAAAAAAGGTAGATACAGAGACTATATTATGGAAGGTGGAGGAATGGAATTTCTTACCCATCAAGGTGGCTTTGGAAAATCTTATAAACCAACAGGAAAGATTTCTAATGCTTTTGAAGCATTTCAATCTGCAGCTAGATATTTAGGTGAAACAAGTGAAATATGGACCAGACTTGCTCTAAGAGAAAGAGCATTAAAGAATGGTAAGTCACCTTTAAAGGCTACTTATGAGGCAAGAAATTATTTAGATTTTGCACAAGGTGGTTCTATAGTAAAAGCATTTGATAGTGGATTACCATACTTAAATGCTACGGTTCAGGCAACAAGAGGATTACTCCGTACACCTAAAAACGACCCAAAGGGTTTTGCTACTAAAAGTGCGTGGATAGCAGGCACAGCTTCTAGTTTATGGTTTGCAAACAATGTTGTAAATCCAAAAGCATACTCTGAAATTGATGAAAGAATCAAAAATGATAGTTGGATTATAACTACACCTTATTTTTATACAGATGATCGTAAGAATAAAAGATATTTGTATTTTAAAATTCCTAAAGATACAGGTCAAAAATTAGTTGCTTCAGCTACGGATGCTATGTTAGAAAAGTCTTACTTAGGAAAAGATGCCTCTGATCAGGCAATAGAAGCTATAAAAGACCTTGCTTCTGTAGTGCCTACTCAAGATCCATTACCGCCTATGTTGGATGCTTATATTGGTGGTGCATATAATGTTGATTTCTTTAAGGGTGAACCTATATTTGATGACAGAGGTAGGCCAGTAGAACCAGAGGCAGAATATATTCCAAATCGTACAGGGCAAATGTTTGTAGACTTTGGAGAAAAGGTAGGTGAGTTAGATACAGAAGATAAAGTTCCAAATGCTTTAAAAAGTCCTGCTAAACTTGAATACATGACTAAACAGTTCACTACCCATAGAAATATTTGGACAGATCTAGTTGGTGGTGGATATAAGGCCTTAACCAACCAACAAGATGAAAAAGCAACAGAGGCTCTTACACTTCAAATGCTTAAAGATATACCAGGAATAAGAAGGTTTGTTTCTTTTACAAATCCATATAAGCAAGACAAAGAACTTGAAAGAACTATTATTAAAAAGAACACAGTAGATAAAAAAAGAAGAGAATATGGTGATCAGCTTTTTAAGAAATATCAATCAGGAGAAATGACCAAAACTGAAGTAATACAAGCAATAAAAGATTCAGAGTTTGAAGATAAAAAGAAAATGAAAGATAGATTGATATTTTCATTCAAAATTAAAGATGTAAGAAATCCTGGTTTATTTTATGATGGGTTAGAGTTACCCCCTAAATTAAGAGCAGGTTTATTTTTTGATAAATATAAGGAATCTGATCCTGAAGAAAGAACTTTTCTAATGAAGGAGATGAAATCTATTCCTGGTTTTGCATCAAAAGATTTTAAAAAACGATTTAATTACTTAATAAATCAGTATTTAGAAGAACAAAAGTAGCATAACCCTACCCTCCCCCTTGTACCATAACAAGTATCATTACTAAATTCCTTACAATTATGGTTCGTTCACGGTATTGCCAGTACCTTAGAACCTTCCACAAACCAAAGGAGAAATTATGGCAAACACAAACACTTTCAGAGACTTTTCTGTTCAAAGAAGTGCTTCCCCTGCAGTAACTGCAACAGAGAGAGCTGCTGACACTAACGCTTTTGATATTACCAGAGCAATACATTGTAATGAAGATGCAACATACGAAGTTACATTCCAGGGTGATTCTAGCTCGGTAACGATGGATCTAAAAGAGGGAATCACTTATCCTTTTGCGATCATAAACATTACTAATTCTTCCAGTGCTGCGTTAAGCGCAGGCCAGATAACACTACTGTACTAGATCATGCGTTTAGGCATGGGACTCGGTTTAGGGAACCTGTTATCAGGTGGTCCTATTACTGGTATGCCCAACAAATACTCTTTCAATTTCGATGGTTCTAATGATTATTTAGACTGTGGAGCAGATGTACATGATTTCTCAAGTGGTAATTTTACAGTATCTGCTTGGGTTTATCACGCTACAGGAAATAGTAATCATGCAGGAATATTTGGAATAAGAGATAGTACAAATACTGAACTTCAATTTTACATTAGAGAAGGTGGCACTGGTGATGGTAAACTTGGAAGTTGGAATGGAAGCGATAATGTTTTTAGTTCCTCTACGATTGCAGAAGGGGAGTGGACTCATGTAGCTTTAGTGCAGGATAGTGGTGATAAGAGGTTTTATGTAAATGGAAGTGCTGATGGTGTATCATCGCAGGGAAATGGAACTGCAAGACCTGCGACATTAAAAATAGGCTACACAGGAAATGGTTCAGAATATTTTAAGGGTAAAATAGACGAAGTAGCAGTCTGGTCAGTTGCCCTTTCAGCCAATGATATAGCCAAGATTGGCTCTAAGCCTTTAAACCTTTCCAAAGCAACTTCTTACGATACAGACCGAACGAGTTCTTTGAAGTTATGGCTCAGAGCAGGGGATAAGGTACTCCCAGAAGAAGATGCCTCAATCGCCAGAAGTGACTTCTATACTGATTTTGATGGAAGTAATGATTATGTGAGTGTAGAAGATAATAATGACTTATCATTTGGTGATGGTTCAGCAGATTCGCCATTTAGTATATGTGCGTGGATTAATATGACTGATGCTACAGCTTTTACCATCTTAAATAAAGGTGTATATAATACAGATGGTGAATGGAATTTTAGAACAAATTCATCAGATAAATTAGTTTTTGCATTATATGATGAAAGCGTAGCTGATACACATGAAAGTATGGTATCTGATTCTGCTATTACAGCTTATGAAGGGAATTGGACTCATGTAGCAGGTACTTATAATGGAGTAGGAGGAACAAGTGCAAATGCAGGGTTAAAACTATATATTGATGGATCATCTTTAGCGAGTACAGGTTCTGATTCGGGAACTTATGTAGCTATGGAAAATCTTGGTGGTGATGTTTATGCAGGGAGGATGGATTCAAGTTATGCAGATGGTAAAATTTCAAATGTAAGTATCTATAAAACAACCCTCGATGCTCAAACCATAAAGCAGTTTGCAAAATCAAGGTTTACCCCAATGCGTGATAATCGCTTTTCTGTAGTGGATTTTGATGGAACAAATGATTATATAGATTGCGGTGATGACACTTCTTTAGATATTACTTCAACAATTACTATAAGTGGTTGGGTATATTTGAATCAAGTTGATGAATCATGTTACATTATTGGAAGAGAAGATGGTGCTGTAAGAAATTATATTTTATTTGCTCATTCTGACGGAAAATTTTATTTCCAAATAAATATTAGTTCTTCTACTAAAAGCGTTGGTAGCACAACGACTTATGTTGCTAATAGATGGTATCATGTTTCTGGAACATACGATGGCTCAAGACAAAAAATATATGTAGATGGAGTTCTTGAAGATGATGATGCTGAAACAGGTAGTATAGACAATGGTGATGCATCTCTTGTGATTGGTGCGGCGGCAGATAATGACAAATATTTTAATGGTGCAATCTCATCAGCATCTCTTTACAACACAGCCAAATCAGCAGATGAAGTCTATGCTATCTATCAGCAAGGAATTACTTATGATGAATCTTCACTTAGTGGACTTGTTGGTTATTGGAGAATGGGCGATGACACAAGTAAAGCATATCCTACTATAGCAGATTCAAGTTCTAACTCAAACGATGGTACGATCACAAATGGTGCATCAGATGACATAGTACAGCAAATGGTTGCAGGTTATGACATGGGTGCATTTGAGAGTACAGGGGAAGAGTTAAATGTTAGTATTCTTGTTAATGGAGATTTTGATACAGATTCTGATTGGTCAAAGGGTACAGGGTGGACTATATCTGATGGTAAAGCACGATGTGATGGAACACAAACAGGAAACACTAATTTACAAACCTCTGTAGCACCATTAACATCTGGCACATTGTATAAAGTAACATTTGATTTAACAAGAAGTGCAGGAAATTTTAGATTTTTAATTGGGAGTTCTGGCTCAAGTGATTATTACACAACAGATGGTACACATAGTTTCTATAAGGTTGAAGATGGTAATGACCATGTTTATGCTCAAGGTGATTCAAACTTTGTAGGAACTTTAGATAATGTCAAAGTACAAACTATTTTACAATCAGCAGACCTAAGTGACACTTACCCTGCCATCATAGATGTAAATGAGCCTGTTCTTGGAGCAGAAGTAAATCCATATCCAGATTTTAGTAATTCAACGGGATATACTGTAGGGACAAGATGGGCAATCGATACAAGTGCTGGAACTGCTACTTATGATTATGTTGATACAGGGGGAACAAGTTGGCTTTACCAACAAGGAACATCTTTAGATAATGCAAAATTTTATAAAGTTACTATTACTTTAGATAGTGTTGGTGGAAATTTTGGTGGTTCTGGTATGAGACATGGAGGAGGTGACCATACTTGGACTCAATTAGGTATATCTTCTTTAGGGACTACTGTGCTTTATCTTAAACCCTCTTCTGCTACAATTAGAATATGGGGGCATAGTGTAGATCTAGTTGTTAGTTATTGGTCAATCAAAGAAGTAAAAGGCAATCCAGGCACAATGACCAACCAAGCCGCAGATGATTTAGTCTATTCCTCAGTTCTGCCAGATCAATCCTTTCTCACAGGGGTAAACTCTGCGTATAACTACATAGACTTGGATGGAAGTGATGAATATATAGCACACAGTAATATATCTTTTACAGGAGCGTTTAGTATTTCATCTTGGATAAATTTAGATAATGTTTCAAGTGGCAGACCTATTGTTGGTGATACGGGAAATAATAATTGGTTTAAAGTAGTTGATGCTGATACAGCAGGTATTAGGATAGCAGGAGGAACAGCTACTGAATGGGATGCAGGAATGACTTTTTCTACAGGCTCTTGGGCTTATGTTGCTGTAGTAAGAAATGCAAGTAATGAAATTATAGTTTATGTTAATGGTGTAGCTTATACTTCTAATCAACCTACTCTAAGTGGAACTTATGTTCTTAATGCTTTAGGGCAAAAAGGCAATGGTCAGTATTTTGATGGTAAGATAGGGCAAATTGCTTTATATAATAAAGCACTTTCAGCAACAGAAGTAGGTGCAATCTATTCTCTCGGCAGACATGGTAACCTCTTAGATAAATACGCAGATAATTTAAAAGGTTATTGGGCGATGTCATCACTTGATGCCTCAACAGGGTTATCTGATGTGGGTGATGGTACTATATATGACCGAAGTGGTCAAAGTAATCATGGAACTGCTACCAATACTGAGGCGGCAGATTTAACAAGTTCACCAAACGCTGATCCAAATGGGTATGCCAAAGGTGATACAAATAGAAGTACAGATGTTAAATAAAAGGAAAATAATATGAGTGAAGAAGTAACAAGCAGGTGGTCAGATGATTATTCAGGAAGATGGGTAAACCGTGCATACATGGTGGTCCCAAAAGCTGATATTGATGCTGCCACTCAAGAAGATGGATCTAACGCATTAATTGATAATGCAATACAATCCAGTATTGATACACTTAGGTTAAATAATGGTGAAACAGGTGACAGTAGTAAAGCATTACTGAAGTTTGCCTGTGATAATGACCCAGACAATGACCCAAGTGTATATTCATCTTATACGAAATACTCCCATGCCCAGATAATGACTACTTTGTCTGGTACTGAGTGGACATCAGACATTGAGTGAAGATAAAAAAGATCTACTAAAAGTGATACTTATTGTAACGATCATTTTTGCTATTTTTATTTTTAGTGCGTGTAATGGTGGATGGTCTGTTGCAGGGGTAGAAATATCTCCATCAGATTCGATCAGTACCAACTTTATGATCATTCAAGACCAGGATAGTGTTAAGCATTGGTATGTAAGAACTACTGTTGGTGGGGGAGTTTTGGTTGGAGATAATTACTGCCATAGACACCATGAATGGGAAGATGTAAGAAAGAAAAGTGAGTGAGACAAATAAACCTAAGACGGCAAGATCATATCGGGCAACTGTCGTTGGTGACAATACTGTTGTTAGCATTAACCTTAAATGGCTTGGGCAGATGCTTATACTTGTCGCTAGTCTTGTGTATGGATACTATCGCATTGAAACAAGAATTGCAGATCTTGAGCGAGGAATACAACTTGCTAACGAAGAAATTGAAGAGCTTGTATCTAAGCACATAGCGGAGGATGAAGTTAAAATTGCACAAATGCAAGAGCAGTTAGAATGGTATCAAAAAGAATTAAATCTCAATCCTCTCAGTTGGGGAAAGAAAAGAAAAAAGAATCGAAAGTGATGAAAGACTTAAAGAATTATGTCAAGTTTATGAAGATGATAGGGAAAATATAATGACATCTGAAGTGATAACATTAGTACAAGAATTAGGATTTCCAGTTGCTCTTAGTGTTGGCTTGGCTTTTGCTTTATATAGTGTAGTAAGATTTATTTTAAAAGAAAAAGTAGAAGATACTTTAAAAAGATTTGACGAGAAACATGAAAACTTACAACACAGGTTAGATATAATTATGGATGAGATGGGTAAACTAAAAAAGTGGAACGCAGAGATTAAGTCTGATTTAAAAGTTTATATTGATCTCACATTAAAGGGAAAGTAATGGACCTATTTTGTATAGACTTAGTTTTTTTAATAATATGGATCATAGTGATAGCGAGCTGATATGCAGGATTTTGTTAGTTTATATGCTGAATACGGAGCGTTAGCTTTAGTAGTTGGTGCTTTCTTTTATGGGTATTTCAAACAATCTCAAAGAGCCGATGAACAAGCTGAGTCATTACAAGGATTAAAGACTGAAAATAGAGGGCAATCAGAGACCTTAGAGAACATGGAAGGAATGATCATTAAGCTAATTAATAGATGGAATCAATCCGATGATAAGCTAGATAGAAAGTTTGATAGTATGACAAAGGAAATCAATGATCTGGATAATCAAGTATCAGAGATAAAAGGTGTCATCAGTAGGTTAAATGGAAAAAACTGAGAATGGAATGAATTATCAAGAAAAAAAAGATTCTTTAAATCAATATTTAGATACATTTACAAAAGACCAACAAGAAAGAAAAAACCTTCAAAAATTATGGCTATTGTCTGGGTTTCCTGAAATTAAAATAAGGAAAGGAGTTATACCAAGATATAATTATAAAAATAATATTATAGAACTACCTCCTCCAAAAGACTCTGAAGAAGCCAAAGTTAATCTTTTTGAAGAATTGGCACATAGTAAACAAACAAGATCTTTGCAGTCTCCATTTATGCCAAGTTATAAAGAAGGATCAATAATAAACAAAGAGGGTAGGTTGGGAAGTACCTTAGCTCCTGTTTTAATTGCCGCAATTTCTAAAAAACCAAGTTTGCTAAAAACATTAAAATTACTAGGAATATCTAAGGCTGCTCATAAAGGAGCAGATATTGCATTTAATAGACAAAAGAATAGAGAAAATATTTTAGATGATGTTATAATAAAAGATCTAAAAGAAAGACATCAAACGGGAGCAATTAAGCCACATGATATTCCTGGAACTTATGAATATATGGCTCATAATAAACTTCACGGGCAACCCGATGATGCAATTTATGGTACTCCATACAAGACACAAAGAACCACTGGTAAATTTAAAGATATGCAATCTGAGGGAATATCTGGAATGATTAAAAATCAATATGAAATTTTATCTAATCCCAATGCTAATAAAAATATGATTACAAAAGCTATTGCTAATATAAAGTTTTTATTAAAGGATTCGTCTGATCAAATAAAAATCACACGAGCATTGAAAAAAAGATTGGATAAGCAATATGACACTAAGACCGTGATGGAGAAAATTAAAGAGTTTAAAAGAATATGGAAGGAATCAAACCAATAGAATGAAACTTAATACCAACATATCTTTAGAAAATGTAATGACAATTATTGTATTAATTGCCTCCATGACTCTTGCTTTTGGTTTTATGAAAGCAGATATAAGTGCCATTAAGAAAGAAATGGAATTAAAGATAGATAAGCGTGAGTATAAATCTGATCGCAATCTAGTAGCATATAAATTAGATGTCATCATGCAAGACATCTCAGAAATTAAACAGATGTTAAAGGAAAGGAAATAATATGGAATGGTTATCATTAAGTAACGCAGCGTATATGCTTGTTATCATACTAGGAGCAGCAGGGACATTAGTAGCAGTGAAATATAAACCTCTTGTAAATGAAGTAAAACAAGTCGCTCAAAAGTACCATGATGCAAAGAAGGATGGTAAAATATCAAAAGAAGAACAACAAGCTATAGCAAAAGAATGTATGGATGTGATTGTTGCTATAGGCAAACTGGTCTGGAAATTCTAATGCCGAAGAATAAAAAGAAAATGCAAGACGCAGATATTTTAATTAATAAACCAAATGTGAGAGCGACCAGAATAGTCCATGACTCTGATAAAGTAACACACATAAGAAAAGCAGTGCGTATAAAAAATCCATTTAAAAAAAATAAAAATGTATATACAATGATAACAGAAAAGCATTACGATAAAGAAGAAGATAAAGCTTGGAAAAGTACATACACTAAAATTGGAGAGAAAAAACCAGGTAAGCTTAGGTCGAAAACTATTTCTAAAGATAAAGTTATGAAAGCTTACCAAAAAACAAACAAAAGAATTAAGAAGAAAAGGAAAAAAAATGCTCTTCTTAATGCTTTAAAAAGAAGTATCAATAAGAAAAAGAAGGGATATTAGTATGCACTATGGAAAACCAATGAAGAAATCTTCTAAGAAGAAGAATTATAAATGTGACGGAATGGATGCTAAGAAGGCTCCTAAAGTCAAAAAAGAACCAACCGAAAAGGTTATGTAATGTCTCCTGAGCAGGTT